GCTAATGGTATCGTGTTCAAAGCCACCGAATACATAAGAAGGGACAATGCGGATAATCCCTTTATCATCAAATGAATAAAGTGCGCCAAGATTCATTAAGCCATAATGAATAGCACCAATATCGGGAGAAATTAAGTCTGCTTTATAAAGACTGGTTTGAGCATCAATAGATACCTGCCAAAAACTATCTCGACAAGCAATGGCAAGAACGCCACCAACAATGGCACTCATTCCCGTAATATTATCTCCAAATTCTTGAACATCTTGAAAACCTAGACTTGTTGTTCTAAAGTCATGAGGATTACCTACTGCTGAAAATAAAGCTGTTCCAAAATAAGATAATACAAGTTGTCCGTTTACCGCTGCAATAGTGGTTGGAGCGTCAATAGTGACTTGAGTTCTAATAGGAATGTAAACATCCCCGTCAAACTCAAAGGCACGATTTAATGAATCTGCACCATATAGTTTTTTACCATCGGACGCGGCTGAAAAATTATGTTGAACAAACTGATAATTACCACCTTGTAGAATGCTAATTTGAGTAACAGGATTTCCACTGGGATTATCAACAACAGCGATATCAATAATACCCACTCGTATCGTATCCGCTACATTACTTGTCCATGTGCCGGTGACACTTGTGACAATAAAGCGACCAGTGTCACTGCGAATATTAATTGGATCAGAATGAAGCGCCCATTGGCTATATGTGCCAGAGCCTGTTTTAGCAGTAATATTAATAACAATTTGATTAGTGCTATAAGAAGTGATTGTACCGTTCAAGTAATTAGTTGGCGAAGCAATTGCAGTAATTAAAATTGCTTGACCTGCAACGTAGGCTTTACCAGTTTGCGTAGTGAAGGTATGCGAACCCAATCCCATTGTATTTGTAGAATCACTGGTGGCATCCAAATCATCTAAATTTTGAGATGTTTCAATTACTTGGCGTTTAACTGTAGCTGTTGCACCAGAGTTCTTTTGGTTAATAACCACACCATCAAGCACATCTACCGTACAGGTTTTAAAAGGTAGCGATTTAAATAAAGTAATTTGTTGCCATCCAGTGGAAGTTGATTTCCAAATATCGACTGCCGTTCCTGCCGCGTTATCACGAAACGCATAAGCAATGCCTTTGTACATACAGACACCGCGAAGCACCCCACTACCAGTTACAGCAGTAATATCGGCACGATAATCATCCGCTACTAAGCCAAGTGCAGTGGCATGACCGACACCTGTAGGATGTCCGTCTTTGGAAGGCAGGATAGTTAACGCGCCTTTTACCGTCCCACCAACTTTGAAATTTTCAACTTGGAATGTGCCAGTAATTCTATCAATAATGAGATAGGTAGATTCAACCTGTAATACTTTGCCTGTAGCCGCGCTTGTTGCCCCAGTGATTGTTTGACCTACTGTGACTGCCGCTGAGAACGTGCATGGACAATAATAGTAACTCTGAGCGCTAGGAGAAGGTCTACCGTCAAAACGCTCATAGCCATCAATGCGACGATAACCCCCAAGTGCATTGCACTCGTAGTTATTAATTGAAATACATTTGCCTGCGTCAATAGTGAGAGGTGGCGATACCAAATCAAGACCACCGGCAAAACGCGAGTATTGCGTCATGGTTTTAACATTAGGTAGCGCGTTCATTCTCATGCGAGTTCTTCCGAAGCAGTGGGTACAGGGCAATTAAACTGTTCAAGTTTAAACAATAATTTGCGATATTCAATATTACCGATGGCGTAAAGCTCTTGTGCATTAAGCTGTGTTGCAAAATACATCAATGCTCGCCAAACCACAATCATGTGAAAGCGCGATTGGAAAATTGGCGTGTCGGTATCGTTTACTAAGACAGAAGGATTTTTATAATACTCGCCTTCTACCGTGTAAACATTGTCTGGTATAGGATAAAACGTAAGCGAATTATCCGCAGGTTTTATAGTAAAGTGTGTTGGGAATCCGGTTTGAATACGCGCATTCCCAAACATAAATAAATCTCTAAACTCATCCCATTCAACAGGAATGAGATATTGTTCACTGACAATACCATTCGCTGTTAAATAGATGCGCATAGTTTCGGGCGACCATTCGCTTAAATCTAGCAAACTGATACCCGTTTCAGAATAATTATTTACACCGATAATGGTATTAAATGACATATCTCCCCGTAGGAAATCCCAATTGGCGTGTTGTAATTGAATATCTGCATACGCAGTATTGATGTAATCAACAGCTTGTTTGTACTCACCCTGTTGATTTGCCGTTGTGATTAATCCTGCGCCAGAAATATCTGCTTCAGATAAAAGGCGATTAGCGAGTTCAAGAAATGTCATGGTTTAATTCCAGTACGGTTAATAAATTATTGTGACAATACAGTCGTCAACCATTGATATCCACGGGGATTAGGGTCTTTAATCACACTGAATGGATATTTTTGCGATGTGTTACGAGAAATCAAATTGACAGGATTTTCATCGTTAGTATTAGGCGCAATAGTAATGAAAGTATCTGATTTTGCTCTAGCTAAAACTTCGATATATTTACGAGCCACTTTGATAGGTGTACCCACTTCAAGCCATTCAACACGACCATTAACTGCCACATCAATAAATTTAGGTGAATATCTATCTGCTGATGGTTCTAAGCGAATAGTAATCTTTTCCTCCATGAATGCTAACTCATCAATATATGCCATATCCATAGGATTAGTTTCAATGATTAATTCTTCATTGTCACGAATATCAGCAACGCTGTCTTGTAGATTAATTGCAGGTTTTGCTCTGCCGCGTACTTCTTCTGTATGTAATTCTTTTTGAATTGCCATGTTATAAACTCCAATATATTAAAAAATGGCAGTGCGCCTAAAAGACACACTGCCGATAAAGCATTAAGCCGCTGCGCGAACTGCAATATCTTTATTAGCTGCAAGAACAGTTGCTCCTGCACTTTGTGAAATTTGAATTACACGGTCACGAACTAAAATGCTACTTGTAGTAAGTAAGGTACGAACACCTGTAGCAATAGTTAAAATAGCCACGTTATCATTTGTAATAGCGTAACCAGTACCAGACGAACCTGTGCCTGCTGCGGTAGCTGTAAATTGAACACCAGCAGTATTTGAAGGAGCGCCTAATGCTACCCAATCAGTTGTACCAACGGTTTTAATTGTATATAAAGTTCCTAGTGCGATTGCAGTTGCTGCTACATCAGCAGTAACATTTTCGTACCATTCCAATTTAGTTCTATCTACAAAATTTTCTATGACAACATAACGTGGCTTACAGCCAATTTTTAATTCAATATAATCACTTGTATTAACTGCGCCAAGTGACAAACGAATGAACATATCAAGTTGCGAATCTTCATCATTTGTTTTAGTAATAATACTATATGCGGTATTTTCAGCCATTTCAAAATCCTCTGAGAATGCGCCAAGAATTAACTTGGCGCTAAATTAATTAAAGTGCTTTTACAGCAGCATAGCCAAGTGCCATCCATTGATTGTTTTCAATCATGACACCTTTCCACCAGATAGAACCAGCGTAGCCACGTTGACCGTGTGGATCAGATTTAGTTTTTTCACCCGCTGGGATGAAAGTAGGTGACATCGATTCTTTACCGCGTAATGCAATTTGCGAAAACGCATCTTGAGCAAATACGAAGAAAGGATACACGTCAATGTTTGTACCTAATGTAGATTGGCAAAAACCAGAAACTGTTGCGTATGATGCGTTTTGTGAATTCGCCAATGTTACCCCAGCGCTAAATTGAGCAGGTAAATCTGGTGAAGTAATGAAACGGAAACGCTCAACACGACCAATTTCGTTAGGCATTGGAGTGCCGCTTGCATATTGTGAAGTTGGAATAAATCCAGCAATATCACGAATATCTGGTTCAAAATCAGTATGACAAACAACTACATAGCCGCTTTCAACAGGCTGAGTAGCAATGTTTGGTGATGCTTTTAATGTATTGGTCACAGGGCGAGCATGGTTAGCTTGCATTGCTTTAGTGATTTTACGAATTAAAGACAAAGACAAAGGTGCTGCGGTTGTTGCAATAGAAGTTGAACTTGCACCAGAGTAGAACACGTTAGTACACGCTTTTAAAGCACCGAATAGAATCATTTCGTTAACAAGCGCAACACGCTCACCAACTTGTTCAACCATTGCTTTAGGAATGTCATCTTCGTACAAATCAGCCACTTTATCAGTGAAGCTGTATAAGCATGAGTATTGATTGATTACCGCAGTAATGTCTTGTGCTACGATAGTATCCGCTTGTGGTGTAACACCTTCTTGCGTTAAGTGTGCGTTAGCCATCGCTGTACCACGATCACCAGATACGTTTTGGAAGAAGATATTTGGATTACCAGCAGTCGCGTTATAAGGAACATAACGACGTGCTACATAAGTTTCACTTTGGTTTTTAGGCAAAGAAATTTGACGACCTTGTTTTGCTAATACTTCTAGCGCAACAGCGTGTTTTAAAATTTCGCCTTTGAATTTGTTAATTCTGGCGGGGGATGTATTGTAACCTTGAATAGCCATTTTAAAGCATCCTTACGTCATCTCGACGTTATTAAATAAAAGTAAGTTAGTCTGTATTAAACCCTGCTTCAAAATCATCTTCGTAATTTTCATCAAACCCACCTGTGCTTGTTGGCATAACTGCCGCTTCAAGTCGTTGATTCTTTTTACTTTGTTGTTCTTGATACAAAGCCTTGTCACGTTTATAAGCGCTAATCGCAGCGGAAATAAAACCAGAATCCCATGTAGTATCAAGTCTATCTTGAATATCCGCAGGTAATTGGTTCTTCCAACCGGTGAAATCTTGTGATTGTGCAATCGATTCCCAATCGGGATGCTCTCTCGTCACCATCTTCATTTCAAAATTATTTTCTATTTGAGCGACCTTTTGCTGCAAAATGTAATCAATCTGATTTTGATTGATGCCACCACTTTGTTGCTGTAAAGGTATCTGCGATAAATCCCTAGCTAAAGCATTTGCGAAATCTTCGCCAAATTCTTCTCGCATATTGGAAAACATCTCAGCAGTAACTTGGATAGGTTGAGCTTCTCTTGGTTGCGCGGACGATTGAGCCAGTGCTTCAAGACGCTTAACTTCTCGGTTAATCTCGCCAATTTTGCCAAATAATCTTTGGTTGTTTTGTTCAAACAATTCACGAATCTGTTCTTCAGAAAACGATGGATTTTGTTCAATGATTTCTTGAATCGCTTCTTCTTTAATTTCGTTGGACGAATCTTCGCCAAACTCCTCAAAGCCATCAGCAAACGCATCATCAATTTCTAATTCAATGCTTTCTTCTTGTACTTGTGATTCTTCCATTTTTACTTCCTATGCTTTCGCATTTTAGTCGCAGGGCATTTGCTGTGCGAATTACAAATTGCAGGGGATATTACTCGCCTACGGGTTTTTCTATAGACAGGAGATTCTTAATTTCAAGTATCTGCCCTCTAAGTCTATCTGTTACATCCTGTGATTGAGGATTATCATTCTTTCTACGCAATTCATCCAATCTTGCAATATGATATTCTCTAATTGCAATCCATGTGGGAGAATTTGTATCTACTTTAGGTTTTTCTATCATTTCTGATAAGCCTGTCCATTTGGCGCTCTACCTGCCGGTTCAGTGGGAGGGGTTAACACCTGTTTAGATAATTGCGTTTGTACGTTTAATTTTTGAGCTGTTTGCGCCAATTGAGATTTGATTTCAGCAACACTGATTTGAGTCGATTGCGATAACTCCATAATCTTCATGTCGCGTTCCATCTGCTTCATTTGAATTTCGTGCTGACGATCAACCTCTGCCTGTTGCGCTTTAAATTTGAGTTCTTGCATAGCGAGCGTTTCTTTAACTTGCATCTCAGCCATATCAGTAGATTGCAAGAATTTAGCCTTGTCCATCTCACCAGCAGCGCGAACTTTAGCCACTTCAATCTGACCTGCCACTTTAGGGTCTTGTGGCGGATTTTGTTGAGCTTGTTGTTGCATCTGTTTAATTTCTTCTTCGCTGAATTTAAAGCGTTTACTATCAAGGCGTTGCGCTTTAAATGCTTCATCAATCCATTTAGCCGGATTGATTTGGAACGCAGGGTTCATTACAAGAGCGCCAAGTTGCATAATGGCTTGATGTTGAGCATCACGCTCAAACAGAACTGTTGATCCACGAGCTTCAATATTAAAATCACCTTTCAATTGCTCATCACCGTAAAGCATAATCCATTCATAATAACGTGTAATGTGTGGAACAGTAACGCGATCATCAAAGTTACGAGCAATGTTTCTGCGAATAGTTCCTGCGTTATTCTGAAGCATGGTCATGCCACCCACAGTATCTGGCGCATTGCCTTGCTGACCTTGTAGCATCATCGGTAAGCCGGTAATGTCCTCAGCCATTTTTAGCGCGTACTGAATGATTACCATCAAATCCTGTGTGATGATGGGAATAATGATTGAGCTTATCGCGCCACGCGCATCTTGAATAGGGGAATCGGGTGACAATCTAAGTAACGCACCGCTACCGACTTCAACTAAGCCACCATCAGCCGATTCAACCCCATCGGCAATAATTGTGGTCGGTCTACCCCCTTTACCTGCGTTATCGAGTAAATTACGAGTAGCCGCGTTGATAATGCGTTGAGGTTCTCTTACTTGACGTGCAACACCGATACCTGTCCAAGTATCGTTCATTGGTTGCCACACCATTACATCATAAGGGAACTCACCACTTTCCAGTGGGTTCATGGTAGCTTTGATAACGCGATTATTGACAATGACAACCACAACATCATAAGTATCGCTATCACCACAAGTACAGTCAGCAGCTTCAAGGTCATCCTTAGTAGCTTCACCATAGTAGTACCACACTTCAAATCTGTCGCCAAAGTTAGTCTTATCACGTTTCTTTTCTAAATCGTCGTCAGCGCCTTCTTTAAGCACTAAATCAATTTGAGAAGAAATGTAACCTTTTGCTTTGCGTAAATTACGCAATTCTTTTTTCGTAATATAGTCACGTTCCCAAACAAAACTACCGCTGTGAATATCATCCCCACACGCAGGATCGGGATAAAAGTTTCTTACATCAATGCGTTTTGATGCTGGACGAATTTCAATAACTTTAACATCCGCAACACCCTCTGCTTGCATTTCACCTTGAGGTGTCGGCATTTGCTTTTGAAACATTTTATGTACAGAGTTTTGCTCATCAATAATTGGATAACA